ATAGCCGGGGCGGCTGCCATTGCTAGAGCATCCACTTCGGCGGCTATGGAGTGGGAGGCCGGGATGGCTCAGATCTCCAAGACCACCGGCATCAAAAAGGGCACCGAAGATTTCGAAAAACTGAACCAGGAGCTTAAAGACCTGTACGCCCAATCGCCCACAACGGTTGCAGGTATTCAATCGGTGGCGGCGGCTGCCGGTTCTCTTGGAATAGAAAAGACCGCCCTGGCTGGATTCACACAAGTAGCCCTGGAAATGGGTTCTGCCTTCGATATCCCTGCTGAAGAAGCAGCGGTAGCTATCGGCAAGATAAAAGGACAGCTTAAGAGCCTGCCTGAAGATGCTGCTGACTCTGCAGACTTTGCCCGCAAATTTGGTTCTGCAGTGGATTATGTGGGCAACAATTTCAATGCTACCGAACGGGATGTTCTCGACTTCTCGACCAGGGTGAGTGGGTCTCTGTCCTCCCTGGGTGCCGGTGCCTATGAGATCGCCGGGTGGGGCGGGATGCTCGCGTCGGTATTTCCTTCTGCTGAACGTGCTGCAGGTTCATTCGATGCGCTGCTGAACCAGCTGACGGCCAATGAGGATTCTGCTGCAGTAGCAGCCAGGCTCCTGGGGGTTAATGTCGAAGAGTTCATGGCTTCGATGACCACGGACCCAACCGACACTATTCTTAGGATCGGCGCTGCACTGGAAGATCTACCTTCAGATAAGCTCATGAGCACCGCCAAAGCCCTGGGTGGTGCCTATGGCATGGACGTCCTGGTCAAGATGATCGGCCACACCCAGGAGTGGAAGCAGGCCATCGAGGATACGGTAGAAGCCGGTAAGAAGGGCGAATCCATAGGCGAAAGCTTCGCCTCCGGAGCGGACAATGCAAGAGCACAACTAAAGATCCTTCGGAATTCGGTAGGTGCCATATTACAGGATATAGGCGGCCCGATACTGGACGCTTTCACGCCGGTTATATCCGGCCTGGCTGCGGGACTCAATAAGATCCGCACCATAGGAGAGAACCTTTGGGAGCCACTTCTCACGGTTACCGGACCAGTTCGAGATGCTGTGAGCGAGGTGGTGGACAGATTTGGAGATCTGGCAAACATCTCCCTGGATACCCTGGTGGCCGGGGCGAAAGGTGTTAATGAGGCGTTCCGTATCGGCGGGGCATTTGTCGGAGCCTTCAAGAAAGAGCTACGTGATGTAGTCACCAGCTCATCGCTTTTCAAGACTGCTGAGGGGTATGTCAATAGCTTCAAGGAGAAGCTATCTGGTATCGGCACGACATTCAGCGAAGCGAAAAACAGGATCGTAGATGGCCTGTCAAATGCCATCCCAACGGCCATATCTGGAGCTATAAGCGCCTTTGGAAGGCTCGGAGATAAAGCTGCTTCAGCCCTTGGAATAGGCGACCTGATCGATAAAGCAGAAAGCTCCATTGGGCAGGTTACAGGCTTCTTCAGCCGGGTATATGATACGGCGGCAGAAGAACTCGGATGGAAGACCGAGAACGCCATGAAAGACGGTCTAGTCGATGGGGCCAATAGCGCACAAGCCAGCGTAGCCAGCACTGTTGAATCCGCTGTATCTCAGGGGGCAACGGCGGGGTTCGACGCTATCAAGAAAGGTCTGGTGGATGCAGGATACGATCCTACCCTGGCTGGTTATATGACGGCCTTTGGCTTGTCTCCTGAAGAGGCAGTGGCGGTCATAAACAAACAGACCTCTTCGAAGCATGAATATGGAGGCATATTTGGAAGGGGGTCCGGTGAATATGTCACCACTATAGACGGAACCAGCGTTGGTCTGAGATATCAATCATCAAAGCATTATGGTCAAGATCAAGCATCGCTCTGGGTTGGTGGACAGCGGGTAGCCGGTCCTATCACGGGTTCTGATGCTAGAGCGGTTATCAAAGCTCTTCTCGATGAGATCAACGTCGCCTCCCTAGCGAACGAAGCTACCTATCTGGATCTGATGGGCAAATCAGGACAGGCCGAAGTCTGGAGGCTCCAGCAGAGACAGGCAGAGGAGACAGGCAAAAAGCTTTCTCAGCCAGTATTAGACACCGGCATGAAGTTCAAACGCTATGGAGAAGATACTTCTGTACGATTGAACACGGCGGGCATCAACACGTCGCGGGAAATTGTATCGGCTGGATACAAGATAGGTTTAGATGGCCGTTTAGCAGCTTCTTCAATATTGACGGGTGGACAGATAGGCGGGAAAGCCACAGAAGAGGGTGGATTGGTGGCTGGCAGTGCCCTGACCAGCGCTGCTAATGCCATACGTTCGGCCATACCTAGCATCTACGCTCTCGGGCGGGTCGGATATTCATCTGGAGAGACTGGCAACGCCCTGACCAGCGCTGCCAATTCTATACGTTCGGCCATACCCAGCATCTATGCTCTCGGGCGGGTCGGTTATTCTAGCGGAACGGGCGTTGGCAGCACCACGGCTACTACTAGTGGTAGCAAGAGTTCGGCTATAATCGAGACGCGCAGTGCTACGGATATATACAAATCGCTCTTGAACGTCTCGGATTTATCCGCTTGGGGCGGTTCACCTAAATATTACACTAAGGTGGCAGATGTTACTAGCGCCACAGCCGACGAACTTGATTATTTAGGTGATGCAGCAAATACTTGTGGTATCGCTGCATACGACTTATCCCAGGCCCAAACCCGTGCTGTGTCCGCAACAGACTTCTATGCAGACACAACCTTCCAGGCATCCCGAGGCATTCAATACACGCAGGAAACTTTAGACTATATGTCGGGCTGCGTCCTGTCTGATTTTGCTCGTTGGCAGGAATCCATGCCGGGGCTTTTTAAAGAATCATATATCGGTCCAACCGCTGCCAGGGGTTATCAGCTTCCAGCTGTCTTCAGGGACGCAGCCGCGAATACTGAAGAAATGTCAGGCACCACGCTAGCCACTACTGGCAGCCTAGGCACATATAATGGTGCTCTGAAGCTGGGTCGAAATGCCATAACAAATTTCATCAGCGCGCAAAATACAGCCGCTAATTCAGCCAATGCCTACGCTACTGCAACGGCATACGCCTCCACCCAGGTATATGCTGCATCAAACGGCGTGAGATATACGGCTGAAGCGATGACTGACATGGCCGGTTGCGTCCTGTCCGATTTTGCCCGCTGGCAAGAATCCACACCAGGGCTTTTCTATGAGTCCTACATCGGCCCGACATCTGGATGGGCCGGGCCTGGAAAGGGCGCAATATCGTCCCCATCGAACTATCAGTTACCACCCATTTTCCAGTCCTTCGCCAACGAGGGTTACATAGCATCTCCCACCCTGGCTATTGTCGGCGACCGACCTGGTGGTGAGTATGTCGTAGGGGCTGCCAGGTTTGAGGCGGCGCTTGAGAAGATGAGAGGGGGCACAAATATCACCATCAACAGCCCTATAACCGTTTACGGCGGCGGGGATACCGCCTCACTGGATGCAGTATTAGCCAAAAGAAATAGGGAGCTGATGCAGGAGATAACATCCAAGATATCGGCAGCTGCTAAGCACCTTTAGGCTGGATGGCATCCTCGCCGCTGATCACTGGCGGACCGCGGCGATCCATAGCGAAGACTTCTTCAGGTGTATCGCAGAGCTTCCACATCTCCAGCTCAGTGATCACCTTACCTATTCTTTCGCTGAGGTTCACACCCTGGGTGTCCAAACCGATCCAACCATCCTCCACCGGCACCACTACATAACAATGGCTATACCGATGTCCATCAACATAGGCATAAAAACGTATAGCAATCTTTGGATCATAGCCGCGAGCTTTCAGGAATCGCCAATTAGCGGCACTAAGATCTACACAATCGAAAACGTCCTCTTTCCATTTATACTTGAAATAGTACATATCCGCCAACTCCTGCAACAATATAATTTGGCTGGTGTTGTTACATGGTGGCAAATGCCAAGTTTCACTATGTACTGGCGCTGCTAATATAAAAACTAGTATTATAATTTTAATAATTATGTGCATATACAAGAATAGTCCATAATTCTTGTATATATGGATTACGGGGCCTGATAATGGAAATTTTAATAACAAACGTGGGAAGCGAACCTATCGAAATTGATGCAGATAGCTGGGAGTTGAAAGAGTATAGGGATGCGCATCGAGCAGCAGAGCTTACTATAAAATGCAGTCGGAAAGTTCCCATCACCAGGTACGCTCATGTTATCGCTTCAGAGGGACGCAGAGTTCTATTTCGCGGTTATATCCAGCAGCCACGGATAAAGAATATAAAAACCAGAGAACTGCTATGCAAAGGTGAAGAAGATCTTCTTCTCCGAAGATTCACCGGACGATATTCTTATGTGCCGTCCCAGAGGCGTTTAATACATGCTTTAAAAAGCGATGCGCCTAACCAGACCGTCGATGCTTATGGGGTTACTAGAAATGTCGGGTTGCTTTTCATGGCTAACTCCCTTATACATTATTATGGCAATGTCATAACGTCGGGCACGCCACATTATGATTGGGTAGCCCTAGGTAGTTGGATATATAAGTTGCCCGGACTCGGCCTAAATAGTCGAATTGGCTCTGCAAATATTTATTCTCGTGGACTGCTTCTCCCTAGAGTATATAACTGGGATGAATTTGTAAACACTACAACCATAGGCAGGTATTCGGACGCTACGGATTTATATGTCAAAATAAACGATTCTGATCATAATATCGGTTTCGGCCCGCTCTTGCCATTATTCGCAGAAAATGCATACGACACCGGGGTGAGATTGGGGCAATTGGATCAACCTGAGACTGTTCTCACAGGTAATTTCCAGACAACTTATGATAGGATTTTAGATATACTGATAGATCTGGCGGAATATCACCAGCTGCAACCAAGATACAGAAGAGATCGGGAGCACACATATTTGGATGTATTAAAAGATCCGGTCGATAGCGAGTTCTTGCTCCCTGAAGATCAGATTGAAGATATTAGCCAGTCCGTAAACAATGATCCCATCCCGTCGGTATTGATTGGCCGGGGCGTTGGCAGCAGGGACGTGCGCCATATGTATGCACCATCCGATCACAGTTGGAAAGGTGTCTGGTATGAAGATGTTATGGACATCGAAAACGGATTCTTAGACACTATGGGCATTTTGAAGCCGACTGTGGATGCTGAGTACACGAAAAGACAATCCAATGAAGTTTTCACTGTAGTACCAACAAGCGAATGGATGTATAGGCCCAAGGTCAATGATATGGTGAATCTGAGATTGGTTGGAGAACCTACTAGAATTCTGCAGGTCTCCAGCATTTTGCTGGACTCAGATGGTCGAATTGAGCTGGAGATTGGCAACCGAAAGGACGACATCGTGGATGCGTTTCATTCCAAGTCTTCGCTTGGACAAGTTTACCTCGATGAATACATTGTTGAATATGGGAAGGCTATAACAATTACAGGCACCATTCAGTTGGGGGACTCCGGCCATGATTGGTGCACTGGAGGTCTGGCGAGATTTACCATACCAGAAGCTGTTTATGTCGCCGATTGGAGTCACAGGGTGACGGCAGATATAACAATAACAGCAGACGTTCCGCCCGAACCGATGTATGTAAAGATTTTTGTGAATGGTTTGGCTAATATATTCTGCCAGCCTACTAACTACTTGCTTGGCGATACTATTCAGAACCTCGATATCACTCGATATGTGTACTATGGCTCGCAATCCGAATTGACTCTCTTTTTGAAAAAGAAGGGAGATTGGGTGGGGGCGGATTGCTCTGCACATCCGACGGCTGATGTGACGGTTACTATCCGAAGCTGGAAGAGAACTCTGCCACCTGCTTGAGGGGTTGATTTTTATGTATCTTGAAGGCATAATTAATGATCTCACGCCAGCTGCCAAGTTGGCTGACATAATCATTCGTCGGCGAAATAAAATTACAGAAGAATACAAAACGAGAAGCTTGGCTGAAATAGTCCAGGGCGGCGGCGGGAAACTCCGGGATGAGAAGGATATTCGGGCGCGTGTGACCGGGGATCGAATCTTGCTCTCTGATGTTTTTGACATCGATGAAGAACTGGAGAAGGATAAAGAGAAGACAGCACGACTTGAGTCAAGGCTCGCTGAATTCGACCAGAATATTATTCGGAGTATTGAGCGATCATGACAACACATGTAAAACCATACTGTGCTATCCATGGTTTTGATATTACGGATCTGGTTTATGCATCCAATGGCATCGAGCCATCGGGGGGCGGCGTGGGAGTTGAAGAAATCCTAGTCCCTGGTCGCAACTATGCCGATATCAGACACAAGGGACGAGAGCCCAAGAAGTACAGGCTCCGGGTGCGTTCCACCGATAGAGAAGAGATAGAAGCTTTTCTAAACGAAGTAAACACCGCGCCCGAGGATTCGGAATTCTATCCTTTCGATGCTCAAAGATTCGGGCTGATCGCTGCAGCTAAGGCCATGATGACCTCACCGAGATTGTGGGGCAGCGGAAAGCTGTTTTATGAGGCCGAAGCTGAGATCTTGTGCAGGGAATCTTGGCTTTATGGGCCTGATAAGGGCATACCCTTCTCAACTGATGTCAGCTTGCCCGCTGTCTCAGAGCTGATCAGCAACAACGGCCACGAACGCGCGCCAATGACTTACATGCAGGCATCCGGCGATATCTCAGCAGGCAGTTATGTAGAGAATTTATCCTGCAGGATCACGCCAAACACCAGCACCGCAGAGCATGACAGAGAAATAAAGCTTTGTGACAAGATGCTCCGGGGCGACATCTTTGAGGTAGGGTGGAGGAAAAGAGATGTAGTCCACAGCTATCATACGACCTTTGACCGGCTGTGGTCTGATATCGTACTGGATTTTCATAGCAAATATTCAGGCGGTGTCATATACACGTCGGGGCTTCTGACGCTCTGGAATAACGAATACATAATGATACCCTTTTACGGCCCACTACCCATTTCAGGGGAACCTGGAAGCGCGGTCATAGAGTTTTACGTGAACAGTCTGACCGGCGATCAGCCAGCAGTGCAGGTTGCCAGAGAAACCTCTCTGTCCGACATGCAACCTGTTGATCACGATGATATTGTGGTCGGATTCAATCGAATCGAAATCCCAGGTCTGGAAGGCGAGGGGCACGTTGCATTGGGTCTGAAGGCCGGGAATAGTTGCACCGTCGTTTTATCAGAATTAACAGCAAGAGTGAAACGATATCTAGCAACTAAGATGCTACCGTGGTTAGATCCGGGCGAAAGCGGGAAGATCCGGGTAGAGTGCACGGCTGGTAACAAGCTCAAATTTCTTGAAGTCGATTTTAACGACCGCTACTGGTATTGAGAGGTTATTATGCGTCAGAAATATTATCTGCGAAACGAAGGGCTTCTCCTGAGCAAGCACGAACCCTATCAGTGGGCAGCAGGGCAGATTTTCGCACCAGGTGAATTGTCATATCATAACGGGGTGACATATCTATGCAAATTGGCTCACGTTGCGGATAGTGCACATGAACCGGGTATAGGAGCCAGCTGGCAATCCGCTTTTGAGCTATTGGCCGTAGGCACGCCGGGCGCACCAGGCGAACCGGGCACTCCTGGAGCACCTGGAGGCACAATGTCCTGGAGAGGTGCCTATAGCGCGGCCACTCAATACAGTGCAAATGACGGCGTGATTTATGAGGGCCGTGCTTTCTATTGCCTCCAGGCGGCTGTGGGGAATCCTCCTCCTGCCTATCCAGCCACTTCTAATTCATACTGGAGTCTCTTCGCCGAAAGAGGGGCAGCTGGGAGCGGTGGGGCACCCGCGGTCTTTAATGTGCTAATATATCTCGATAGTGGAACAATAAAAGCCGTAACTCCGAACGGCACCGTTATCGATAGTGGTGTGGCGGGCACTGATGATACTGACATATTCGATGCAGCGGTTCAGGCATGCCCGAACAATGGAAGCATAGGCATAGGTCCAGGAACCTACATCCTTAAAGCTAACAAGCTCTTCTACCTATCAAATAATAGCACGACCAACCCCATTTACTATGCTTTTGGCCCGGCCATGGAGGGCAAGAACTGCTATGTGGTCGGGGCCGGTCCTGGTGTAACAGTCCTGAAAATGGCCAATAACCAGCACTATTCCGGCCACCTGGCAGTTCTGATCCTGAATCGAACTACCGGCGATATGAATAATGGATTTACGTCCTTCACTCTGGCGAATTTGACGTTGGATGGGAATCGAGCTAATCAGGAGACAATCTCAGCTATAGATGGGCCGGGCCTATACCTCTCTGGAAGCGTTCGAACCAACGAGAAAATATTGAATGTCGAGCTGAAAGATTCCTTCGGGTTTGGGGCTTATCTTGGAAATAATGGCAGCGGACCAGCAAAAGGAATTATAATCTCTGGAATATATGCGAAGAATTGCTATAAATCTGCAATATGCTTGGATACTACGGCTGATGTTTCCATATCTAATTCTGTCATCTACG